GCGCTGAATAGCATACGAATTATTAGGTGGTATTAAAACTCACCTCTTCGCGTGATAGGAGATATCTAACGCGGATTAAACTCCAAATAAAATTGAAGTGAATGTCAGGAGCAGTATCCTTACGTGTTGGAACAAAATTAAAGTCCAACACGTATGAATACTGCCCCTTATGCGGTCTAGACTCCAAGTAAGCGGCGCTCATTGAAGTCAAAAGTGTAAGGAGCGGTATCCTCACGTGTTGGAATGTGAACAATAGGATCAGTCATCTCAAGAGTCATCTGAATTGTTGCAGTGGTAGGGGCATCATTGGTTGACGCCAAAACATTAAGCACTTGTACCAGAATCTGACCGAACATATCAGTAACTTCTCCACGAGTAATTTCCAACATCATACTCGGAGAAATGAAAGGAACTGTAATCTCACAGGGTTCATTTGTTTCGGAACCAGCAGTGATCAATACATTTGGAAAGGCAGACATAGAGAAAGGATTTTCATTTGCTGTCGTAGGATCCAAAGAAGAACCATTAGCAGCAACTGCCTGCAAGCAACCGAACAAGAAAGGCGAAGCGTTGAAAGTGAAACGCACAGTAAAGCTGGTGCAAACAAAGAAAGTGAAATTCTTTATCTTGTCTTTGATGAAAGCATTGTTAAAGAAATCACCAGGAATGGATATACTCTTAACAATGTCACCAACAGCATCATTCTCATCCCACTCAAAAGAAGTAGCAATCACTGGTCTTGAAAGTGCATTTGCAAGCAGACTGCTTTCATCAGTCGCAATCATATTGCGAAGAGCCGATGAAGGAAGTGCTGGCTGATCTTGAACCTGAGCTCCAATAGCTGGGGCATCTTCCTCAACGGTAACGAGTTCGGAAGCTTCAGTCGGTACGGAATGCTGTCCTTCAGCCGCCATAACTTCACCAGACTGAGCATCCCAAAAAGCATATTGCTCACCACTCGTGTTATTTTGCACAAGGTTGAGAGTAGTTGTATTAGCCTCAAGAACAACAACGCCAGTGATATAGCCGCACTCAAAATCATCTTTAGCAGCAATGTAGATATCAACTGGCATAGCCGGCATAACTCCATCTGAAAGACTCCCATTCCCATATTGGGTGCATGAAAAAGTATGAGCAAGTACAAGGCTAACTCCACTAGTCATGCCGGATTGGGTATCAGTTGTCCGGGCGATTGGAACTCCCTGAAATGGATACGGACTATAATACGGAACACTGACAGAAATATTGTTCGCGATCATAGGATCCTGAATGAACAACCCATTGCCCAGAAGCCTAAATTCAGCAGGAGTATCAGCACTTGAAGTTGCATACGAATCCCAAGTGAATTCACTGCTTGGATGAGAATAATTTTGCAAAACAGCAACAAGTTTTGAATGCAATCCTTGCAAAATTGTCCCAGAAAAACCACCATTGATTGCAGTCCTTTGGTAAGTCTCAGGCTTGGTCACAAGGGTAATATCATAACCACCACGACGATACCTAAAAGGCAGTTGAAACCAAGCTCCCATTGACCAGATACCTTGTTCCTGATTGTAACGGAAACTAGGATATATATGGAAAAAGGAAGTGGCTCTTTTGCCTGCAGGAACAGTTGGTATTTCTACAGTTCCAGTCGCAGTTGTCCCGACGTAAGTCGAGCGTTTAAAGACTTGACGGAGGTTTGTCACAACTTCACCCATAGTCACAGATGCAAGGAGCTCTGGCGATACAGAATTCGTCGGAAATATGGGTGTCATCGTTCCATTGTCATCTGTGCGTGAAACTGGAGTGATATATTCACCTGACTGCGCCTCCCACTGATTCAAGGCTCGAACAAGCAACCTAAAGTCAGTGTACTGGATATCAGCAGCAACAAGTTCACCATCAGAACCAACAATGTCGTAAGAAATCCCAGCTCTGTGAGCAAGCCCAATAGGGCCAATGAACCATCCAGCCGGAACACGAGAATTCGTGACCATTTTGTCAGCAAGTGCTTTGGACACGCCACCATAGAAAAACGGAACTGATTCTTTCTGGAGTTCAAAACGTGGACGATTTATTTCGTTCAGTGAAACATCCGCAAGATCGATGGCCGCTTTAGAAGCACTGCAAAGACGCAAGTCACTTGATTCAGGAACTGGCGCAAGATATACGCATTTCTCCATTGTTGGATTAGCAAACTGCAAACCTCGGAAAAAGACACGCACATTTACGTCAACATGATCAGCACCAGTACCTGGCAAGGACAACTTTGTAAAGTTGGTAATACGAAGACTGCCACATGAAGTTCTCTGTTGATATGGGGCATTCACCATCGCACATTCCAACCACGGCGTTGGCGCAGCCCATCCGATAGGAATAGAGCAAGTCCTGCATAATTCAATGTCGTGACGTTTGGTGTAAGTCTTGGAATATTCATCTGGATCCATCGCTGCACCCGCTCCGGCTCGCGGCAAATACTGATAAATCAGTCGCCCTTTGACGTAGCTATTAGCAACAACTTGAACAGAGATAACAATCTCATCATAACGGTAGTATCTAAAACCCATACCAAGAACACACCAAGGTGGCATGTACAAACGGGTCATGCTTCCAACAACTTCCTCATGTGCTACCATTGGTGTGAGATTATGTACATGGTTAAGGCCAAAGGGTTCTTCCGTATCAGACCATTGAAATTGGTGAACAAGCACATTTGTTTCGCCTATTCGACCTATATCCATATCATCATTTTCACCACCAAACAATTCGGTATGTGAGCCTAACGTATTGGCAGCAGAAAGACCGAGACTGATAGCTGAAGAAGGTTGATCAGTAGTACTCATATTATAGTACGGATGATTGGCAATAAGCGTCGCAGTTGGTTGCCTGACAGGTTTTGAAAACCCGAGCCAACTTTTTACACTGTTATACGTCTCAGCGGCTGCACTTACTACTCCAGCACCAGCTTTAACAAGACCGACACCAGCAGCAGCAACACGAGTAATTCCACTAGGGGCTTCACCAGCATCAGTAGCTTCAGCAACCATATCCTGACGATTGCCAGCCTGAGCTTCCCATTCTTCATCAACTTGATCAGTATCGCGACGGGGAGTGTCGGGACGGGGGCCAGTATCTGGTCGCTGATCCTTAAAACCGAGTTGCTTAAATAAATCAGTGCCTTTCGTAGTCAGTACCGCTAACTGTTTCATATCACCATTTGGTTTATCAAGCGGCTGTTCATTGCTTAACGTACTCTGAAAATAAAGTGAATCAACATCGCCTGACTGAGCTTCCCAAACTTCTTCAACAGCACCTACATTGAGCATTTCAGTCATCTCAGCAATATCATCATCCGACCAGTCATCTGGGACGTGAACAAATGATTGAAGGTCTGGAATCCCAACTATCAATTCAATGGCACCAAGCTGATCAATCACACCAGCCACAATGTACTGGTTAAGGTACTGAACATACTCATCCACGGTACTTGTGTGAAAATCAGCCGCAGAATCCCAGGACAGCATTCCCCAAGGAATTTCATGATCAAACCAAGATTGCCAATCCTTAAGTGGAGGAAGAGGCATAGTACCAGATTGAGCAAACCAACCTTCTTCTGGGCATTCAAGTGGTTTCATTGGAAGTTCCAGGTTGTCAAGACGTTTCAGTTGTTCATCAGAATACATATCCTCAAGCTTTGAACCATGGTGTTTCATCACATTACGAATCATTTCAAGCATATAAGGATCAAACTCATCAGGTTCAAAAGAATATTCTACATTCCAGTGCGATGAAGTCACATGTTTTAATAAAGCTAGTGCTTCATCATCAGAATGTTGAACAGCCTCTCCAATCAAAGCCATAAACGAATTAACCCAAGCTTCACGGTCTGTGACGCTCTTCGTCCTGAAATTGTAATGAGTGGTATCAGCTCCAGGTCGCACCAAACGACCATAAGCTTGACCACCCATAGGATGAAAATCACGGGACAAAAAGGTAATCTTGGGATCAGTAAGTTTATCTACTAGCTCAGGAGGCAAATCCTTATTGTGTGCAGATGTGAACAGCAAACCCAAGTGCTCGCGAACTGTCATAAACAATGCATTGAGATCGACGGGGGGAGCTGTTTTATATATTCCACCAAGAATGTCATCTCCAGAATGCTTTGCTTTGATTGACTTCCTATAATCTTGAATGGAAGCAATAATACTGTACGGATCAGTAAGCCTTCGCATAATACACCATCCAGACTGAAGACCATGTTTAGTTGCGAAGCATCCAAGATCACAAGTATCAATAATCCCCGAAGGAATCATACCATTTACTCGGATAAAATACTTCCCAATAACAACAATAGGATTAGCTGCTATACGATGCAAAACAGTGATAGCCTTCATGGCTTTCTCCCAGTCTTCATCTAACAACTCAACATTAGTACCTTCACAGTTTGGACGAAGATGTGTGTCCGACATGTAACCTTTCTTATGAATCTCCATCAATTTGATGATAAAAATATGGTATCCTGTAAGGGTAGCCGGTGGCGTGCTCTTATCAAGACGCCGTGCATCAGCTGCGAAAAATTGACGACACTCACGATCAAAATCATTGTACATTTTAGACCATGCCCAGCCATACGGATTTATACCAACGCCGAAGTCAGTATTCGTGTGGTTCTTGTGGAGGATAGCCAACAACATTGCCAAGTATCTCTTTTGCATCAAGATGAAAATCAGGGGCGCAGCACAGAATAAGCGAATTTTTCCACGCTCTATATCCTCTAATGGCAGAGTCTCATCCTTCAAGTGAGCGGAGAAATAAATTTCCGGCTCTCTACCAGATTCAAGCAACTCAATGGCCTGATCCCACAGTTCTTGAACAAGGGCAGTTGGCTCCCATTTTTGGCGTTTTTCATTGAAATCAAAATAGAGATCTTTGGTACCAGTAAGTGGAAAACCAGCGGAAGTGCTCATTGTTAGACCAGGCACAACTAGGCCTTCAATGGTTGTATATCCATTAATGACCTGATCAAGTGAAAGTCGCAAGGGTATCGGATTAAGAGGCCAAGCCATGCTATTCGCTTTTTCACGAGCAATTGACTCCGAAACCAACTTGTTCAAATCCATTGGAATGTCCTTTACAAGCAAGTCAGCTTTCTTCAACTCATTAAGCGCTTTTGACATGCCATTATGACAATTGGTTATGCCTTGTACCAAAGGAAAAACTTGACCATCACCATGTGCGGTTGGTACTTTCTTACTAGGTCCGCCTATATGTCGAGGACGACCAAAGAGGCCTTCTCGTCCTTGCGGCATACTGTTGAAAGCATCCAAAGGCCAACCAGAAACAGGTTGTTCACCAACGTCTTTACACGTAGCAATAATTTGGTTATATTCCATCTTTGGATGACCATCAGAAAGATATTCTAATGTAGCTCTCTCAGAACGTTCAAGACAAGTACCGGACTGGGCCTCAAGCTCTGCTTCTTCTGAAAGAATTGGAGGTTCAAGATAATCTGTTCCAATTGGACGCCTGCATAAAGTCTTATTTGCAAGTTCGATCAAATCACTAGCAAAGAAACGGGCAGCTCCTTGATTCAACGTACGATTTCCACAAACATGATAACCAATAATACGACTTCTCAAAGGTGGGTTCCGTTGTGCAGCATAGATCGGACCACCGCAGTCACCTGGCAAACTATCACCACCATTAGTCATCATATAATCAGAGAGTTCAAACTTGACACCAGTCTCACCATTGGTAGAGTAAACGAGAGGTTTAACTTTTTCACCACTCTGTTTAACTTCACCATAAACATGTTTCATTGTTGGAATCACTGACGCAACTTTCCTAACTCCATCACGCATGACATATTCTTGGGGTCTAAGCACGGTACTGGTATAACAAAAACCATTGACCAACTGACCGGCTGATACTTCATCAAGAATGTGTGACATAATGTTTTTATAAGAACTTCTCGCAGCAAAACCACCACGGAACAATATCCAGTCATCACCAGGATTGTACCCAATCACATGTTGTGGATTGAGAGGATCCAAAGTAATTTGGGAACTTTCATATGTGTTCTTCGTTTTGGATGGCGCTGGAACCAAATCAATAGTAAATGGCACTCCCTTATCGAGATAGTCAGCAAAAGTGTGGTATGTAGTACAACATAAATCTTGTCCTAACATCAATCCATTACTTACCTGAGTGCCAACTTGTATGAATACCATATTAGCATTTCCGACTCTGATCGCATCTTGACAAACACTATAATCAGCAACCATTTTGGCGTTCTGTGCCGCCATAGGTGTAATGACTGTTCCGCTCCTTTGTTTATGGACGCGCTTAGCCTGCGGCTTCTTGGCAAAAGCACCAGCTGATTGAGCGACAGCTGCTACATCAACATAACTTTCTTCTTTGTTCCTTCCAAGCAAATTGAAAGGGTTTAACATAACAAACGTAGCAATGCCAGCAAGTGCTGCAGCAAGAACTGTGTACCAGCCACCAACAGGCTTCATAGTCAAATCATTTATTGCCTCAGTCATATTGGACCACTTGGAAAACAAAGCAACTTCTTTTGTAAACAACATGTTTTGATATGTTTCAGAAAAAGCTGCCTCTGATTCACCATGTGTTACTAGCTTTGTATCATATGCCAGAAAAGTCCGTGCTTCATCCTTACTAATCGCTTGTTCATACTGTAAGTGGACAGCTCGTTTCTTCTTTGGAAGAGGTTCAGTCCAAAACGCAACAAAACGGCGATCGTCCGGTGACAAACCACCTATCGGTGGTTTAATTTCATTTTTTGGTAACTTCCAATATTCCCGTACGAAACTGCGGATAACATTTGCTCTTTGCCATGCATCTAATGCATCTAATTTCAATTCAGTATCATCAACATCAAGTCTCATTGGTCTTGTAGGGACCATTAATTTGGTCAGTAAAGACGGTCCTTGCACAAATGTTTCAATGTCGCTATCCGAAAGATTCTCGTCGGAATCTTCCTCAACATCTCCTGAATATGCTTCTTGTAAAAATGGATCATAGTGTTCATCATACCAAGGTTCATCACCAAACTTCAAACCATTAAGGGATCTATCACCACATGCACGACGACTAGCAATTTCATCAATCAGCTCATCAAAGCGTGCGTCGTTGTTTTTCCGAATTTCTTCTTCCCTATCAAAATGTGATCGAACCGCGGGCATAATAATTCCTGGTAAAGCATCAGACAAATCGACCCAATCGGTTCTCCTTGAAAAATTCTCGGTATCCTCAAGATCATTCAAGACTGCAACTTGCACAGTTTTCATAATATCATGAGGCGCATCAGGTCTCCAACGTGGTTTTCCATCTTTATCAACCATATAATTTTGCATTGCCTGGTCAGCTGAACCATAATTGCCCTCTTTAAGGTACTTGGGGTTTATTCTAACCAACAAACGCAATCCAAACCTCTTACGCATAGCTTGTTTACAAGCCACAGAGGATTCCAATTGTTGAATGCTGTTCAGAGTAACAATCACGAGCGAAGGAGCTACTTGCGATCCTTTTTCATCTAAATGAGCACGATTTGGAACAAAGGGTGCTGAACTAATCAAATTAATTGCCTCTGGACTATTGTCATATTGGCCATCTGGTTTGTTGTAACCAGGATTGGGATCATCAAAAATCCAACAACCCGCTTTGTTAATAAAGGTATTATTGCCAGAAGCAAACACCTCACCAATTGGACGAGTATAAATAAATGGACTTTTTCCTAACATTGTCAAACATACCTTGGCTAAATAATGTGCTAAAGGCGTCTTACAAACACCAGGAGGTCCAATAAGCATAATTCCAAATGGAGGTATTCGAGTATTCATCTGTTTCCTAAAACTTTCCATATCTCGAACATATTTCTTAGCAGTATCTATCATACTCTTCATAGAGCCTGAATATTCTTTCCGCTTTGTTGACTTATTGATATCAGCTTCAAGTTGTTGAGCTTCCTCTAATATCTCTTTTGCTACATAAACATCTTGAAGTTCTGGTTCTTCAGCAACATAGACCTTATTGAAAAATCTTGTCTGGGAATCATGTATTTTACAATATCTAATACCAATTTCACTGTTTCCATGCATTCCACGGGGAATACCAGTACTAGTTTCAACAGCCCAGTCCAAAATAGACTTGACTAATTCTTGCAACAACTTGATGACCCAACCAATCTTTCCTTGACAGAATTTTGCAAAAGTCAGATCATCAGTAATGGATCTAAATGTCTTGAAATAAGGGGAAGTTAAATAACGACCACTCCAGTTGGCAATGCCGCAAATCGACGCAATGCCAAGAGCTTCAATAACTTTTCCAGTAAAACCTTCAAACAATTCGAACGCTATAGGTGGAGGCGATGGTATAAAACCAGCATCCGCTTCCCAAGCTTCGTCTTTCAATTTCTC